TTATGAAGACTTTGTATTTAATAAGTACTTACCAATAGCTACTGATAAAAAGCTTTCAGGAGATCAAACATCAAAAGCTATGCAAGAACTATTCAAAGATCAGGGTTTTGCTCACGAAGGTGTTAATATGTTCAATGCTCTAAAACTAATGTTTGAAGCAATGATGGATTACAAAACTAACGTATATAACTTCTCAGGCAAAGACAATATATTAGGACAAGTCACTGACGAAGTTTTAGATTTGGTAAAGGAGACTAAGCGTATTGTAAGTAAAAAAGATACACCCCTCACAAGTTTAACTGATTCAGTACGAGTACTACTACAGTCTATCATTGCTGATGCAAAAGCTAAAGGTGTTGATGAGATTGTATTACCTCCTATAGAGAAGTTAGCAGCTAGGCGTTTTAATGTAGATAGTGATGCATATAAAAAAGCTATTACTAAAGGCTCAGGATTTCACAATACCTATGTAGTAGCGTTTGATAAAGCTTTGAAGCAACTAAAAGCTGAGCTTGGTGATCAAGTTAAGGTAGGCACTAAAGATCTAAAGTATGAGCCTTACATTAGTCCTAAAGATCGACAGTTAGCAGAACGCTTTCCGAATGGTAGCTTAGCTAAAAGGGTAGCTAAAGCAGGAGTAGAAGATTTTGTAATACTAAAAGGTAAGTCTATTAACATTAAAGATTTAAAGTTAGACCCTACGAGAGCCAAACTACGATTAAACAAAGGTGGCTTAGTCCAGAGGCCTAACAGATGAAACTACAGAAGTTAGTAAACGATAAGCCTTTGTGGGATGAGTTCTGCGAAATGCTAGATAGTAAAATACTACAAGTACACAAGAAGATGGAACAAGTCACAAGTACAGATGATATGTTTCGATGTCAAGGCGAAGCAGCAATGTTACGTAAGCTTAAATATCTGAGGGATGAAGTTAATGGCTCTTAATTTAGTTGACATAGATGAAAGAGCTTCTGCAAAAAGTGAGCAAGAAAGAAAACGTATACAAAAAAAGTATAATTTAGGTAATGATTCTTTTTCCTTTCGGAATGTTTACAATAAAATTCCTACTAATGCTAGACTATTAGTTGAGAATATTCTTGGTCGTAAATCAGACATAACAGAAAAAGATTTTACTGAAGATGAATTAATAGAGATGATTTTATTATCAGAGAAGCAAGAGAATAACTATAGAAATAAAAAGAATAGAAAGTTTGCTAATCAACCTTTAAATCAAACAACTGTAAGTTCTTATGGAAATGACCCGCAAGCCTTAGGAGCTAATAAAGTAGATGAGTCTTATGCAGGTTCACTGTACCGTACTTTTACAGACCCTCAGTATAGAGTTGCAACAAGTCTAGGTAGGTTTGATTCTGAATCTAGTCCAGATGATATTACAATAAGAGATGAATATAACTTTAATAAAAAACAAAGAGATTTACCTACAGATTTAAAGAGTATGCTTAGTCTAATAGGCAATTCTCCAGAGGTGGCAGGTGAGTATTTAGCTAATTTATTTAATACCCCTACTAGAAAAGTTAATATAAAAGTACCAAAAAACTACAGCGAAGGTGGACAAGTTATGCGTGATCAAATGGAAATGGCTTTTAATCAGCAGGCTCCTCAAGTAGACCCAGTGTCAGGCAATGAAGTTCCTCCGGGTTCGCTACCTGAAGAGGTACGGGACGATATTGATGCTAAGCTAAGTGAAGGTGAGTACGTAGTACCTGCTGATGTGGTGCGTTTCTTTGGTGTTAAATACTTTGAAGACTTACGGACAGAAGCTAAGATGGGTTTAGCTGGTATGGAAGCTGATGGTCGTATTGGTGGTGAGCCTGTAGATATGGCTGCTATGCCACCGCAAGGCATGAACATTAGTGAAGAAGATATTGCTGCACTTGAGCAGGCTCTTACTACAGGTGCTTATGAGGGTGGCCTGATGGATAAGATGGCGATTGCTGCTAAGAATGATCCTATGGTAAACTCTCGCATGAATGCTAAGGGTATGGCTGTTGGCTTTGCTGAAGGCGGCTTGACTGAATCTTTGTACAATGACCCTACTCGTATGGACTCTATCATTGAGAAAGTTATGGTAGCTGCTAAGGCAAACCCTGCCTTGATGGAAGAGCTATCTAAGCGTGGCGTTGCAGTAAATACTACACAAGCTAACATGAACCCTGCTGACATTAAACAAGCTAATACAGACACTGCATCAGAGAAGCTGCTAGAAGAAAAGTCAACTGGCTTTGCTGCAGGTGGATTTAATCCAGCATCTTATGGATTAGGCTTCTCAACGTTTGGTCCCAGTGCTCCCGGTATGGGGGGTGCTGAGACTACAATGGTAGCTTACTATAACCCTACTACTGGAGAGAATAAATCTTTTGCTCATAATACATCTACAAATGTTCCTGTAAGCCCAATCCCAGCTGGATTTATTATGGGGTCAGCACCTGCTGTAGTAACAAATGCAGGCATGGGAACAGGTGGCGGTGGCGCTGTAGATAGGTTTGGTGGGGCTGCTATTGGAGAGTCTTACACTAAACCTAATGGTGAGACAGCGACAAGAATGCCTGACTCCTTCTATGCCTCTGGGGGTGACCAAGAACAAAATCGTTTTATGCAGAACATGATGGAAAATAAAGATACTGATAAAAATTCTTGGAAATCAGAATTTAAATATGATGACCCAAAGGTTCTTTATGAGCAAACAAAAGCTAAACTTACAAAGAAACCGGGCTTTTTGGGAAGTATGCTTAGTGCCGTTGCTCCCGGTAGGTTGTATAACGCAGGTCAACTGGCTAATCTACAGTCAAACATTGAATACTTAAAGAAAAGAGAAGGGGCAACTGAGGAGGAGCTTACTACCCTGCAAGATCTTTGGGATGAAAAAACAAAACAACAGCTTGGGTCACTAGGCGGTGGGCCATGGTCTGGGTTTATATTAGACCAAACTTCAACAGACTCTTTACTTGAAGAGTTTGGAAAGTCTTCTTTTAAAAGATCTATAAATCCTAATGCTATAGACGCAGGGGCATCAACTGCAAAAACAATGACTCCTAAACAGGTAAAAGCAGGCATAGACTACGCTGCTACAGGAGATGCTAGAGCTAAAACTTTTGATGGTGGCAGAGTAGTTGAGAACCAAGCTACCCCTCGCTCATCAGATAGAGATCAGTCTAAGAACGCAGCGGAGCAAGCTCAAGATGCCCGTAGTGCTTCTAAAAAGGCTGCAAAAAAATTAGGTGTTAAGTTAGCTACTGGAGGTCGTGCTAAAGGTGGCTTGATGAAGAAGACCAATAAGAAATAACTACACTACTCCGACAACAACAATAAGGCTACCCAGCTACGGCTGGCCCCACATAAAGGAAATACTATGCCAGAACTACAAGCAGTGGAAACTCCACGCTCAGCAGGATTCGTTGACCCTAACTTTAGCAACGCTAACAAGCGCCGTATTAAAGAAGAAGAAGCGGAGCTTGAAAAGTTAATGAACGGTGAAGAAGAGCAACAGGAAGAGAAGCCCAGCGCCAAGGCTACTGATGAATCGCCTGAAGATAAAGATGAAAGTCTTACAGGTGAAGAGCGTACCTACAAGAAACGCTACAGTGACTTACGTAGCCACCAGAATAAACAAGCTGAAGAACTCAAAACTCTTAAGGCTCAACTAGAGAATGCACAAGAGCGAGGTGACATACGCCCTCCTAAGTCTGATGAAGACATTGAGGCATGGTCACGACAGTACCCTGATGTATCAGCTATCGTTGAACGCATTGCAGAAAAGAAAGCACAAGAGAAGTTTGCTGGTGCAGAAAACCGCTTGCAAGAGATTGACCGCATTAGTGCAGAAGCGGATCGTGATCGTATGGAAGGCGAGATTAGGGCTATGCACCCTGACTTCGATGAACTACGTGCCAGTGATGGCTTCCACGATTGGGCAGGAGAACAACCTAAGTGGGTACAAGATGCTCTCTATGAGAACTCAGAAGACCCTGCTTCAGTCACACGTGTAATTGATTTATATAAAGTAGACAATGGCTTAGATAATAAAACTAAGAAGAAGTCTACTAAGAACGCAGCATCAGCTGTTGTAACTAAACGTTCAACTAGGCCAGATGCAAACGACTCTTCTGGTCACTTCTCTGAGTCTCAGGTACATAAGATGTCTGCTTCTCAGTATGAAAAACAATCAGATGCTATTATGGAAGCTATTCGCTCTGGAAAGTTCGACTACGATATGACAGGTGGAGCACGATAATAGTAAATAAGGCATTGACATCTATAGTGTACACAGTATAACTATAGGTGTCTTTACATTAAGTGTAAGCCTCTTGTAGAAAGACTACCTTACACTTAATAAACTACCACTAACTCGCTAAGTCTAAACATACCAATTATAAGATCTACCTGAACTAGTACAGGCCCGTATAATTTAAGTTACATAACTGATCCTTATGACTTAACCTTATATGCACCCTAGAATGTACAGCCTCTTATCGGTTAGTTTAGCTTATTAAACATAAGCCAAACACCTAATGGAGGATTTATCTCATGGCTTTTACAACCGCAACAGGTTACGGCAATTTACCAAATGGTAACTTTAGCCCAGTAATCTATTCTAAAAAAGTACAGCTTGCATTCCGCAAGAGCACCGTAGTAGGTGACATAAGTAACTCAGACTACATGGGTGAAATTTCTGCTCAGGGCGATACAGTAAAAATTATCAAAGAGCCAGAAATTTCTGTCTCGCAGTATGCACGTGGCACAAACGTGACAGCCCAAGATTTACAGGACGAGGATTTTTCCTTAGTCATTGATAAGGCTAACTATTTTGCCTTTAAGATGGACGATATTGAGGAGGCTCATAGCCATGTTAATTTCATGGATCTTGCCACCAATCGTGCTGCATATCGTTTAGCTGACAACCATGACCAAGAAGTTCTTGGCTATATGTCTGGCTACGCACAGGCTGCAAATCACAGCAAAGCTAGTGCATTGAACACTACTGTCAATGGTACTAAAGCTGTTTCTACTGCAGGCTCTAATGAGTTGCTATCTTCTATGCAGCTTCACAAAAGTGACTTTGCAAATATCACTACTGCCTCTGCTGGTACTCACTCAATTCCTGTGACTGCTCGTATGCCGGGTGCATCTTCACTCCCAACTGCTACCGTTTCACCTGCAATGATTATTGCTCGTATGAAGCGTTTGCTTGATCAGCAGCAGGTTGACTCACAAGGTCGCTGGCTTGTCGTTGATCCAGTATTCATGGAAATCCTCGCTGATGAAGATTCACGCTTCATGAACGCAGACTTCGGTGAATCAGGTGGGTTGCGTAATGGTCTTGCTGTAAGTAATTTCCACGGCTTCCGTGTCTATTCCTCATCCAATTTGCCAGCACTAGGCACTGGACCGGGTACATCAGGTACGGCTAACCAATTGACTAATCTGGGAATTATTGTAGCTGGGCATGATTCTGCTGTAGCAACTGCTGAGCAGATTAACAAAACAGAAACATATCGTGACCCTGACAGCTTTGCTGACATTGTTCGTGGTATGCATCTATACGGTAGGAAGATTCTTCGTCCTGAAGCAATCGTAACTGCTCGTTATAACGCAGCTTAGGGGAGATATAAACTATGGCTACTTTTGATATGACCTCTAGTGATACCGCTGGTGTAGGGGCAAACGTTCTTGCTGTTCCAACAGTAGTTGGTAACACTGTACGAACTATTGAAGCAATCTTAGATATTGATGCTATGATTGCTGCAGGTGCTACTATTGCTAATGGTGACATCTTTCAACTACTTGAAATCCCTGCTGAATCAGTAATGGTTGCTGGCGGTGCGGAGATCATGAAGTCTTTTACTACAAGTTGTACTTGTAATATTGACTTTGCTGGTGGAGATGACATCATTGACGGTGCTGCTTTGGATGCTGATGCTGGTACATACCTTGTAAAAGGTACTTCTGGTGAAGCTAACATTGTAAACACTGGTGCTGCATCTACTTATGCTGCTGCTGCATTAGCTCTTGTCGGTGCTGCAGATACCATTGATGTAGTTATCGCTGGTGCTGCTGCTGCAACTGGACGCTTACGTGTCTATGCAGTAATTGCTGATGTTTCAGCTGCTCACACTGAGGCTTCTGCAGCCCAGCGTGACTTGCTGTAATACAACACTAAACTTTGGGGCTGGCTTTACGCTGGCCCCATTGCTACATTTTAAGGAAACATGATGGCGCTGACAT